TCACGACACAGTAACGATCAACCCTGCTTTGTTCGTGACCCTGATCTTCACATTGATCGGCGATGCAGTCCCGTTATTGAACGTAACGGTGAAAGCCGCACCCGACGGTCCGTCCCCGTAGGTCGCAGATAGACCAGCAGAAATGATCGTCCCTGTTACGTCCCGCGCCTTTGAGCCAGTAGGGTTGCCATACGCAACTACATTCTGGTGCCCGCCAAACCCGTCGTCATATGCGACGTCAGCATTCAACACAAACGATCCGCTCACATTGAAAGTCTTGGTCAGGCTGCCAGAGGCTGGAATTGTCCCGCTTACGTCAACAACGTTGACGTATTCTGGAGATCCAACTTGGCCGCCATTCATAAGAACATCAACATATCTGCTAGCGAAAATAACAGCACCAGAATCGATTGCCGGTAAAGCAGTTTCCCCAAATGCCTGACCTCTCTCCCAATTTCCATTGATCATTACATCGGTGTGACCTATATACCCAAGCGGGCTTCCTGCAAAGTTTCCGCCACCACCAGTCGGTCCATAAAGGCCGCAGAATTCTCTATTGCACGAGTTGAAAACTGCGGTGTTGCGCTTCGTGGAAGACGTCAACCCATTAGCAGTATTCATAATCCCCCAAATTGATTCGAATACACAGTTGCTGAACGTTACATCTACGTTCCCACCAGTTCCGCTAACCGTCTTGGTCAGGAAAATAGACTGCGAAGACAGATCGAAGAGTAGGCACTCATTCAGGAACAGGTGATTGTACGTGCAATCCTGTAGATGCATAGCGGTGCCGCACTTGTAGAAATACACACGATTCAACGAAGTTGGACCAACGTAGTTATAGGTCGGCAACCCTGTTGCGACCCCAATAGTTTTAACCGCGTCCTGATAGCTAACGAAGGCAACATCCTCAAGAACGTTGCCAGTTATGTACCTGTTACTACTTGCGTCAGGATTACCCTTCCTGATAACGATTGCAGGATTTGGATTTACAGGGGTTCCGGCTGGATAGAATGATGTATCTACAAATGCCACGCCACGGATATCGAAATTTTCATTCCTGAAGTCATTGAAAGAAATGTCAAGAGCGCTGTTTCCGTTAGTATAGATCAAGCTGCCAACTCGACTTACGACATACCCAGCAGCAACACCGCTCGTCTTGAATGTACCTCTGATTTTCACCGAAGAGAAAAGCGTAGTCGCTCCATTTATTACGGCAGCAGAATTTACGCGAACTACACCTTCGGGTAGGTAAAGTTCCTTATTGGTCGCCAGGCAATATTTCAATGCCGCACTAAACGCGGCGGATGAGTCGAGCGACTCACTTATCACGCCGCCAAAGTCAACCAGCTTGACATCATCAGCAACACGAACCCAGCAACCATTCCCGCCAGGTGTAGTCTCGCCAGAACCAGAGAGGTATGCACCTACAGTGCTTTGGAGGCCGTTCCATGGAACGGTTGGGCTGATGATGGTGCCGCCATTATGTTGGGACTTCGGCCTGTCTGCGTCCCATCTAAACAATCCACCGCCAGTGGCAGATGAGTTTCCAGATACAGATCCGCCTGGGTAGTAGCCGGCAACGCGCATCAGTTGATTGGAAATCTTCCGGGCGCCCTGTAGGTTGTAAACAGAGTCGAGAGCGACAGTTGCGCGAGAAACCAGCGCCGCACCATCAGAGGAAGATCCGCCAGAAAGATCCTGTAGAACATGCGGAACCAGTTCTGGAGAAAAATAGATGACGTTAGAAGCAAGGTTAATCGGTCCGGTGCCGCTAGAGATCAAAGACCCAACATACTGCTGAGTCCATACTTTGTTAGCAGCATCTCCATCCTCTACAGGATCATCGACCCTTGAGATTCTTCGATTTTCCGCGTCAAAATAGTCTTTACCGACTGGCCGCTTCAGGGCTCTAGCCAGAACAGCAAACCCTTGCTGAATAAGCATAGTCAAATAATCGAATACGCTTTCGTGCGTCTCTGCGAAGTACCTACCCTGGTTTCTAAGGTCTGTTTCTTGAACAGTGTCAAGCTCGCGGGTTATGTTGATGGTCGCCCCATTTTCAGGAGCGCTAGTGGCGATAACGGCTCCGCCACTCTGCGCACCAGCACCCACCACTGTGTAATCAGTTCCGAGCACCAAGACATTTGCAACGTCGTTGTAGACTTTCGTAACCACAAGGTCGTCATTGGCCGGGAACTTGAACGGCACAGGGAATGCCGTGGTAACGCCGTTGCCTTCGTACTCAACAACGCTGGTATTGGTAGGTACGGTCAATTTTCGATGCTCCAGAAATGCGAAAACCCCGCACTAGGCGGGGTTCTCTGGGGGGGGTTAACTAGACTAGGCGTTCCGGTTGATGGCGCCTCTATCTCTAAATCAGTTTAGATATTTCCGGCCACCAAGAAGAAATGCTACACACAACAAACGTCGTACCTAATATTGGCTGCATAGATACAAGTGACTCCATTCCGAAGCCAGACCTAAGAAATGTACCGTTAATAAAACCAACAACAAGCGACATAACCAAAAATATAGCTATAGTCCACCATGAAAAAACAAGAGACATAGACCAAAGTATTGATATGACGCACGGGATTATCAAAATCCCACAAATGTCAGCATATAAACCAGATGAAACTCTCTTGTGTGTCTGCCCAAAAGACAGGGCGGCGCCTAGACCTATAAATGAAGTTAAATCCCAAAAGCTCATAGAAATCTCCATATCAAAACCAATACCAGCTAAGGCCCAAAAGCAGATTCTAAGGCTGGCGCTCTTCGAGGGGTGTAATCTCCAGGCTCCCACCAGTAGCTTTGCCCGAATTCCTTGCGGGCTCTCTGCTCCATGCGACGAAGGTAGCCGGGAGAGAAGTACTCTTGCAACTGGTGGAAGATCATGTGATCAGTGGCAGCTTTGGTGTACCAGAGGTTTGCTCCAGGGATGTGGCTCTTTGCGAATTTCACAAGGTTCCCTCCAAGCTGGTCGCCTTTTAGGTCCTGTGCCGTCCCTCTGATTTTGAATAGCGCCTCAATGTCCCCGGCTACTGGGCCTCCGATTGCTGCAAGCGGAGAGGTTCCATAGCTGGTCGTATCCGAGAATAGGAAGTCGCCATAGATAGACAGGGCGCCCCCTTTAAGCATTGCAGCCAAAGCAAATCGAAGACCTGGAACACCAGTCGTATCATCGGCGTCTAGCATGTTTTTTGGGTCACGACCGCTGGCTATCTCGTTAAACTGAAGGGAAATAGCTCCAAGCACTGTTGTGCTTGCGAAGATCGCCGCCATATAGCCGGCCTTTCCCCAGCCGGCTTGCTGAGCGAAAGCTCTCTTCCAGTGCTTCATGATCATTGAGACAGAGAACGACTTGAACTGCCAGAACGAACGAACTAGCTCGCCGCCCCATTCTCCGCGAGTCTTGCCCCCATGCATGAATGCTCTCTCCCTGGCCCCTGGCGCAGGGATGGCCATGTTTGTTTCATCAAGGACAGAGCCGAGCAGTTTGGTGGCTGCCTGGTCTCTCAACCGCTGCGGGCTGGTACGTGTCCGCGCGGAAATCTCTGAAAGAGCCTCGTCTGTGATCCTGTAGATGCTACCCGCAGTTAGGATGGTGTCTCCAATGCCGCGCCAATCTTCAGTTTCGGCCAAGCGCCATACAGAGAAGTCTGTATCCGTCACACCCATCTTGCGCAGCCTTGCCCGATCCCCTGCTTCAAGAGAGGACATGGATTCGTGGTTGCGCGTTAGGTACCCGACAGCATCCATCATGGTTGCGCCAAAAGCACGCCGGTTGGCTGCATCAATAGCATTCATGCCTGACGCGCGGAGAAGCGTTGTTGCCGCCGTCTGCGAGTAACCCGATGCTCGACCTGCCACTTCAGCGTCATGACCAAGACCGTCAGCCCCCCAGCGCGCCATGCTACCCATGAGCTGGTCGATACCCAAACCAGCGCGACTGGCAATGCGGCGATGCTGGTCATTCAGCGGGTTGAGCATCTTCGCCTCATTGGAGAATACCCTCATTACTGGCATGCCATTCATCTTTGCAGTAAGTGCGATTGTGCCCTGGTCGGAAAACCCCGTAATTACCGCGCTACCCAGCCTGGATGCTACGTTAACCCCGCGATATGTATCGAACCAGTTTGCAATGCGTGCAGAGACGGGCGGCTCGCGCGTACCAGCAACCTCGGTGTAAAGGTAATCTAGCCGCTTACGCTGCTTGTTAAGGCGCCGACTTATATCTCTCGGCGATGACACAGACTCATGCTGGAATGCAGATTCTGAGAAATATTTGAACGCGTGGTTTGGGTTAGGTCCTAAGGTTTCCACAAGCGCGATGTCGCGAGAAATCTGGTCGATATGGCCAAACATCAGGTCCATAATATTCTTGTCGCCATACGCTTCCTGCGCAGCCATGTATGCATCTGCGTCACGGTAGTGGATCTGGCGAGACTCGCTGCCTCTATTCGCACGCATCCCACTTCCGCCGACCCTTCCTGGCTCGATTTTGTTCACTCCACCAGTCGCTAGCGTTGTCCCAGCATGAGTCAGGAAATCACGAAGCTGGTCATCCGTCATGCGGGTTCCGTCTTCGTTCAGGTAGCGGCTGCGATCAACCCACCCCATGTGCCGGTCAACCCAGCCGCCAAGATCGCGAGCGATACGGTATTGAGAATGCCCACGGGGCAAAGCCCAGTCGTCTAGCCGACCAATATCACCGCCCGCCCGATTGAAGCGCTGGCGAAGGCTCTCGGCAACCTCATGATATTGGCGCGCCGCCTCACGCGCTGCCGGAACCCCGGAATCTTCTCCATGAAGCTCGCGCACCAGCGCAGTGGTGCCTTCGCGGTTCGCGATAAGACCAAGAAATCGACCGCGCGTCTGGTCGATAACATCTAGCAAGCGACCCATTGCCTCGTCTCGGATTGCGCGAGAAGCAGATTCGATTGACTGGATTCCTGGATAATCAGAAGAGAATGCTAGGATTCTATCCAAGGCCTCAAGACGGTTGCCGTCATACCCCTCCAGAAAGTTTTGCACGCGATCATGGGCAAGGATGGTGAGCGCTGTGCGCTGACGCGCCTTTGCAGCCTCGGCGGTTAGTTCATCCGCGGCGCGCTGGCCAGCGGCTGTAATCCGGTCATTACGAGTAAGCGTCTGCCAGTTCGGGTCGATACGCGCAAGCTCCCTCATGTTGCGAGATATGCGCGCCTCGATATCCCTGATTTCTGGCTGATTGAGCGGGCGCCCAATCGCCTGCTGCACAGCTTGAATGCATTGCCGTCTCATCAGTTCCCAAACCTCAGCGCACAAAGCGCAGCAGCAATAATTCCCTTAGAATCATTCTCGGCGCGCGCTACCTGAGCGTCCGCTTGCTCAAGTAGCTCGCGAGCCGAGACAGTAACCAGATTCCCGTCCGCATCAACCGCTCCAGTGGGCAGCGTTATTTCGCGCTCCCCTGCCATAATTGACTGGACCAAATCCGAAACCACTGGCTCCAGTTCACTTTCATCGGCTCGCCCGGAAGGCTTCGGTCTTGCTTGACTATCAGGGCCACCAGACCTGGCCGCCTCATCGGGACGAGGCGTGGCGCGAGAGATACCTCGGCCTGGGTTCGCTAGCGCGTCATCAACAGTGGATGCAGCATCACGCTCAGGGGTGCGCACTATGGCCGCATCAGGAGTAGCCTGGTCGGGGAATTGCTCTGGAAGGATTTTCCGAATCTCTTCGCTGGCAAGGCGCATAAGTGCAGCGCCTCGATCAGGGCTGACACTGCTTACAAGAGCGGTCTTGCGATAACCATCCTTAATTTCTGCCTCACGTGAAGCAATACGGTCCATGAACCGCGCCGGAATTTCACCTCGGTCAATCTGGTTTATTTCCCCGGCTGCACGCTCTGCTGCGCGGTTCTCGGAAAAAACTCGATCTATCTCGGTAATTCTGGTTTGAAGCGAAGCGCGCTCACTAGCTATCGCGCGGCGAGCGGCAGACTCTGCCTGCTTACGCGACATTCGCTGGCCTTGGAAGTCCTTGGCGCGGCTTTTGAATGTGTCTGCGATGCGCGACAGTTCCGAGCTGAGATATGCGCGCTCCACCTTTAAGTCGTTAATGACGCCTGAGCGTCCGCCAGCTTCCGCCTCAAGTTCCTGGCGAATCAGCGGGATAACTTCCTGCTCCGCAGCTGAGCGGATAGCCGCGTCATCTGGCCCAACACGATTACCGCGAAGGAACTCGGCTCTATCCACCAAAGGCGCAATAGGCGAAAGGTCTACGGGTTCATTTCGGGATAATTGCCTGATAGCCAAGTCCAGAGCGCTTTGATGGGCAACTGATGAGGCAGGGTCAACCGGAGCCCCTGGGGCCGATCCATCTTGCGCATGGCCGCTGTTGTTTGCTGCCAGTGCTGCGTCTATATCTTGCTGAGGAGCGCGAGCGCCGATCCTCCCTACACCCCAGAATGCCGCTCCAAGAACAGCGTCAACCGCCATGCTAGTGGCGTCAAGGGCCTTATACTGCTGGGCCTGCTGGGTGTAACCATTAGCTTCCAGTAGCGCAGCAGTCCCGCCGCGAGATGCAACACCGAGGCCGACGTTTGCCCCAACCGTTACAGCAAAGTCAGGAACAGCAGCGCCGACGAACCTAGCTGCCGGCATCAGTGCACCAATCCCATATGTGGCAGCGTCGATAGCACCTTTAATTCTAGCCGTCTCAGGGTCAATTCCCTGCGCTTCAGCCTCAATAGCGCCTGCATATCCAGCCGGAGCGCCTGCGGCAATTGCTCCTCCAACTAGCCCCCCGGCAGCAAAACCTGCGATGGTGCGAGGGATTACGGCTGCCAGTTCGCCAGTAATCTGGGCTGCCATGCCGGTAGTTTCAGGATCTGGTCGAAGGCTTGTGATGTATTCAGCATTCGCCCTGGCCTGCTCGTCGCGCAACATTGTTTCCGCATCAGTTACGCTAGGCGTGCCGCCACCGCGAGGCTCAGGCAAGAATGCAGATGCAGCGGCATCCAGCCCGCTGATCCAGAGATTGTTAAAACCTGCTTCTACCGACGATGCAGCCTCAAACGCTCCACGGATGAAGCCCGTGCCAATAGAATCAAGCGACCCATCCCAAAAATCTGGAGATGTGTCATTTACTGCGGGATTGGCTAGCGCCTCATCTTCTAGCGCGCGTTGATCCTCAAACGCCAAGTCACCGATGAAGCTCATTGGCCACCAACCTTGATAATCAATGGCTTGCCGTCCGTGCCATATTTGAACTGCTGTCCCTGCATGACGTAGTAGACTCCGTCACGAGCCTGGCGAAGCGTGTAATTATCGATCATCGCTTTATCAAGATCGGATGCGCCTTGTTCCTCCAGCAACTGCTCGATGCTTGCCCTAGCGGCAGGCTCAAAGTCCGAACCACTCATACCCCAAGGAGCTATCGTCTTTTGTCCGTTAAAGTCGACGACGCTGCCAATAGAGGCCTTTATGGCTTTCTTCATAAGATCGCTGTCAACATCAGCGCTAGCAATTCCCTGCTCGGCAGCGGCTCCGGTGTAATAAGCTTTAACAGCCTGGAGAGCAAGGCCATAAGATTGCGGCTGACCTGCAAATACCCCTCCTAGTTGTTTATCAAGCTCAACCACAAATTCCTTCTCTGGAGGAATCGGGTACTTTGTCGATGCGCCATCTGCCTGCTTCTGCGCTCTCGTCTTGTTCAGGATGCTCTCTCCAGTCGCCATTGTGCGCGCTACGTCGCCGCTGGTAACTTCAACATCAGGCCTGAACCATTTTGTCTCCGTCACAAGGCTTCTTTGTTTCCCTGCTAGCATACCGGTAAGAGCCCTGATTGGAGAGTCAGGAGCGATCTGCTGCATTGCCCCGGCATAGGCCCGATCATCACCCATAGCAGTATGTAGCTTGCCAAAAAGCTCACTTTGCTGTTGTGGGCTCATACCTTCGACCTGTGCGCTAAGCTGTTTTGCTTCCTGCGGCAGTAGTGGCTTCATTGAAACCGTTTGCCCGAACTTGTCTTGCAAGCTGCGAATAGCGGTGATGCGCTGCGATAGCACGTCAGGCAGATCATCAGAACTAAGGTCTATTGGTTGGACTTCACCGCCAAGGCGAGTCTGGAAATATTCGAGAGGCGCCTCGCCAAGCATCTTGTTGCTTGCAGCTATAGCGCGGCCAAGGCGGGCCAGATTGTTGGCCTCTGCAAGTGTGCCCCCGTTCTTTTGGAGTTCAGCAGCTTTCTGGTTCACATACATGGCCTGCTGATCAATAGGCATCCCGTTGAGAACCTTTTGAGTTTCAACCTCCTGAGAGACCAACTCCTGAAAATCTTTCTGTGCAGAAGTACCCTGCACTGACCGACTCCACTCCTTCCACATTTCATCGCTAGCAGGTACGCCGCTAGCTATCTGAGCATTGATCTTGTTAAGCGTCTGCTGAGCTGCGTTCTCTCGGCGAAGAGCGGCCATCTCGGCCTTTTGTTGAAGCCGGTCTATCTTGCTTTCAATCATGCCGCCAACACGAACCAGATCATCAGCAGTAAGAGAGCCCTGGACCTCTTTCAGAGTTTTCTGTGCTCGATATGGATCCTCGGCAGCTTGGCGCTGAAGAACGTCGGCGTACATCTCGCTGCCGACCTTCTGCCGTCTAGCCTCCAATACCTCTGGGCCCCAGCCATTGCGTTGAGCCTGAAGCTGAAGTATCCCGTCGATTCGGCTTCGGCTTTCCTCTACAGCTTTAGGGTCGTTGTAGTTCAGTGCCGCAGTGTTCTGCGCCGTGGCGATTGCGGCCAGATCGACCTGATCCTTATACGCTTGCTGCTGTTTGAACTCGTACCGACCAAGAGTCCCCTCAAAATCAGTCCTCGACTTTGCAACATACTGCTTTGCCTGGCGTCGTTGATCCTCATTTGCCAGGCCGTCGATAAGCTGAGCGGTTCGCTCATCAAACGCGCCGACGGTCTTTCCGGTTACATTCAGGGCGGCGCCGCCCTTTTTTGTCATAGCTCCAGTTTCTGGGTTGTACATCAGATCATTTCGGAGCTGATCAACCTTCGTGCTGAAGTCGATGAGCGCAGTCTGGTCGGCCTCTTGTTTCTCCTTCAGCGATATCTGAGTTATCGCGTTGGATACGCTCGACAAACCTTGGGCCAGGCCTGACGCATCAACGCTCTGGCCAAGCGCGCGGGGCGCCTGTGCGACGTCAGGGCCTACCCTGCGCCGATATTGCGGGATCTGTGCTGCCATCAGGAAAGCGCCTTGTAGTTGCTAACGGCTTGAGATCCGCCACTTAGTAGAGAACTGAAGGCATTCAGGCGACGAGTGCGATAGTCGGCGCGGGCCTGACGAATCCCTTCGTTACCCTGCGTGACCAGACCAAACGCCTGGTTGAATGCGTTGCGCCTGACCTGCTCCGCATCCATGGCAACCTGATTCATCGTCGACTCTTGAACACGGGACGCGCTTCCGCTGTTCACGTCTACGCCGTTAGCCGCGAACCCGGCACGTTGGGCGCCAACGATCTGCCGCCCCTGTTCGTACAATTGAGCGTCTTCGAATTCGCCTTGATCAAGCACCTGGCGTGCCTGGCGATTTAGATAGGCCTGCTGCCGGTTCGCGGTGCGTACAGCATCCTTGCCCTGCTGAATCTGCGAATAGGCACTAAGGATTCCCCCACCTACAGAAGCCGCCGCCGCTGCTGGTGCTAATGCTGCGCCCATAGTTCGCCTCGCATAGTGAATGGGTGGAAAAGTTCACCGTTTACGCCGTACTCGACAGCATCGAGCATGTCGAAGCCGAGCCACTGCATCCAGCGCAGGGCCTGCTCATATCTGGCGTCGGTGTAATTGATGAGTGCCGCGTAGCGTTGACGCATGCGGCCGATCTGATCCCTGCACTCCTGGAGGAAGGCTGCGCGATGCCTGGTAACGGCATGCGTGCTGATCATCCAGGGTACGCCGATTCGGTCGTCGTATCGGATGCACCCGAAGATGACGACAGGCTCACCACGACTGACCAGAACAAATGCCTCTTCGCTTTGCTCCAGGGCGTTGCGCAACTCCTGCTCTACATCAACGCCACGGATAGCCTCGAACTCAAGCCGGTCGGCCTCGCGAACGTTGGCCACGACATGCGCAATCACCTGTTCGTCGACAGGCCTAAGCTCAGCCCCCGGCCTGGACATTCGGCAACACTCCCAAGATGGTGATGGGTAGCGGATCGCTCTGGCGGATGAAGATCCGTCCGTCGTCCGTCCAATCTGTACTGATACTGATCTCAGCCTTGCCGGTCTTCAGTTCGATAGGCTCGCCGTAGTTCTCCGTCGCACGCTGCTTGTATTCCCATCCGCTCGCAGCCCTAAGACGATCACTCCGAGCGCCGGCCCAAAATCCGCGACTCTGCTCGAGCAGCACGACAAGCTGGTTGATGCGCTTCTTGTTGCCGAGGAACGCCTGCTGGTTCTGCATGGTGATATCTAGCGTCTCGATTTCGGCAGTGATCGGCAGGCCGATATGGACGACTAGCGATGGACCATCCAGGGTGATAGACCCGCCAGAGACAACGGCCTGAGGCGCTACGTTGCCGTCCGCGAGAATCGAAACCGTCTTCCCCTCAAGATGGCCAAGGCCGCTGATGGTGGTTGCGGCAAAGCCCCAGCGTGTTGCCGGGATTCCTCGTAGCGACTCCGGGACGATAGTCTGCGGTTCAACGGAAACGACGCCGGGAGAGTCATAGGCGAGAATCTTGACGGTCAGCACATCGCCAATGTTGTTCTCGTCTCCACCGCCGTAGAGGATCAGATAGCGCCCAACATGGCCGGGATTGAACGGAGCCGATAGCGCTTCAAGGGTCAGCGCGTTCGGGTATTTCCAGTCAGTTCCACCAGTCAGCGTAGCGTTCATGGTGCCGCGCCCGTCGTAGGTCAGGCCGCAATCGACGAAGAACGAGCGGTCATAAACGTAATCCCCGCTTTCGAACTTGTTCAACTGCCGTGACTGCATACGCTCGATGTAACGCTTGGTAGACCCATTGATCGTGCGCTTGACGATCATGTACAGGATGTCCTCATCGCCTTCAGGAACAGTCGCTACGGACTCGATCTCACCGTCTGTATCGTGGCGATGCCAGGCGAAAACCTGCTGTTCAGGCATGAACGTGAATCCGAGCAACACGCCATCGTTACGGACCATCCACAGGACGCCATTGGGCGTCAGCGTGAACGCCTGATCTTCGATGGTGTACCCACGCAGCAGGTGAGACGAAAGCACGCTCACATCGCTGGGCCTGAAGCCTGCATCGATGTCGTTGTAGGCGAGCGTAGACAGCTTGCCGCCCCGTGCCTGGATGTACAGCGCAGTATTGGCATAGACCGCCGGGATAACACCGCTCGACCCGAAATAGCTCTGGGCGCTGACAGAGATCGACTCAGGAGTGATGCCGGTTTCTTTCGACGAACTGACCGACCACTCTGCGCCTGAGGTCAGCACCAGAAGATCGCGCAGCGATACGAGGTGGCGAATCTGGTTGACCTCGCGGCTGGCAATCGTGAACTCGATGCCGTCATCGTCCTTGTAGGGGTTCGAGTATCCGAAGTTATGGAAGTCCCCGACCCTGCTCATCCAGATGGTTTGAGGCTGACTGTTGCTTGCCGCAAACACAAGCCGCTGCTGGAAGTAGCCCACGACCGATGGATTGTTGCCACCAGTGAATGGGTTATATCCAATCGGCACAGTCTTGTCGTTGTCAGGCGCGATGTTGATGTCGCTGAACGAAGTGGTGTCTGCCTGGCCGATGTAGCCGAAAACCCCCGATGACTTGTCCTTGTAGATGTTGTAGTGGTCCGCACCTGTTACGGCTGCCCAGGACAGGGTGGCGCCTGGCTTGCCATCCCAACTCGCCACAGTGACGGTATTGCTCGCCCAGGACTCGATAGAGCCTGTGTCCTTCGAACTGACTGCCGTGACACGATACCTATAGTTCGTTGTGTCTCCAGAACCACCAGTCCGCGGAGAGCCCGAAAGACCAGTTGGCGCAGCGATACCAGGCTGGAACGCGATAGTGGTCAGCGTCCAGTTGGTCGGGGCAAGACGCTTCAACTCGCGGGGGGCATAGTTCGGGTGAACGATGGTCAGAACGTCGGCAGACTGAGTGAACTTCAGATCGCGCAGATCAGCAGTCGTGTATGGGCTTGCGATTTCATACGGGACCGAACCACTGACAACCTGTCCGCCATTGCTCACGAAGCGGATATACAGATTGCCGAATTCCAGGATATAGGTCTGTTCGGTCGAGTACTGGAAGGGGATAAGGCGAGTGAAATTCGCGCTGGCTTTCACCTCGGCGATGAACTTCGTGCCAGAGCGGTTCTGTACGCCACCCTCTGGTAGCACCTGGAAGTTTCGACAGGTGCGCAGACCGGTGTAGTAGCGAGCTAGGTCAACACGGCCATAGGTCGCAGGCGCCATCTCGCCCGCGCTGAAAGACGGCTGAACGAGCAGGGTCATGAGCGCACCGAGATGAAGGAAGATTCAGGCTGCGGGCCACGCTGAGCTTCGTTGAAGCTGGCTGCCCCAGCATTTCGGATTTCGTACTGATACTGCTGTTCGCATTTCTCAGCGATGTTCGAGTCACGACTCAGCGCAGGAGCGATCTTTGCCGCCAGCTTCCACGACAGCGCAGACACGAAGATCGGATCGAAGATCTCGGGCGTAGAGAGCTTGGTGGTGTATTCAAGCTTCGCGGGGGAGACAGTTGTCGAGATCAGCCTACCGCTAGATCCATTGATCACGCGGAACTGAATCGGCGGGATCTGAGGCAACTGGTAGTCGCAGGGGAACGGGTAGTAGCCAACAGGCCATACCGAATTGACGATGCGGCGAGCCAACAAGCAGTCGACAGGCATCGCATAGCAGTAGGGATACTCTGGGTCGGGGTTGATTGCCACTTCTGCCAGATCCACGAACGCCGTCGCGAAACCCCAGGGAATGGCACGCAAGACCTCATCAACGCACGGCTCGAAGAACAGGCTGCATTGCTCGGCCTGCGGACTCGCCTCATCCAGAGCGTTGATACGCTCGCTGTTACCGATGTGCGAAAGCGCCATGTTGGCGATGTCTACTATCGAACTCATGGCGTCCCTCGGAAATAGAAAAGGGCCCCGAAGGGCCCTGAGGTGTTACTTGGCTTCGTCTTCTTTGATCTCTCGAAGATTCGGCCCGATTACGCCATCCTCGCCCGGGTCATAAAGAACCTTTTCACCGGGCTGGCAGATGCGATCAGCGATGTAGCTCACCTCGAGCACTTCACACCACTTAGCGGTACCGCTCTTGGCTTCTTCTTTCTTAGCCATCAGTCAGTCCTCAGAAGTTGTAGCCTTTGACGTAGGCGCGGAACGCCTGGATGTCTTTGGCCAGGAACGCAGAGAACGCACCGGCAGTCAGAGGGCCGGTTGCGACGGTGTAGCGCACACCAACATACCGGTTGTACTGGCCAGCCGGCAGCTTGATTGCGAGCAGAGTGGTGCCCCCAACAAGGTTGGCAAGAGCCAGGGTTGCCGATACGAAGTGCACGGTCGGAGAGGTTGCCAGGTCTGCGGTCGAGGACGATTCCAGGCTGACAGTCACAGTTGCGGCGCCGGCTGCGGTTGCAGTGGTGTCGCACTGGACGACCAGGTAGACGTCCTCGCCCACACCGATGTCGCGAGTGACGTTGGTGTTGACCGCATTACCACGCGGGTACAGGTCGTAGACGTTGGTGGAGATGGCGGTAGCCGTTACCGCCTGGCTGTCCGAGAATTCGGCTTGCTTATCGACGTACATGATCGTCTCCTTAAACCACGCGGGCTTCGGTGTTGAGGATGGCGTCGACGCGGCGAACCGGGACTTCGCCGAACATGAGCGCAGGCTTGCCGGCCACGTTCTCGTAGGTCAGGGTGCTTGCAGCAACCTTGTTGACGGTCTGGCGACGCAGGAAGGAACGGATGCGCCGGGACACGTAGAACACAGGAGTGACGCCGGTCAGCCCTTGGATGAGTTCCAATGCCTGGGTCATCAGGTCGATGATGTCAGCGCCGGAGGCGGCGTTCTTGGTCAGGGTGGAGACATCGATGTTCGCGATGCGAACGATGTAACGCCAATCCTTGACCGCAATGCCGGCCTTCCACTGGTATTGGTCCATCAGGGCGCGGAAGCGGTTACCGCTGGCATCGAAAGCGTCGCCTTCACCAAGATCCTTGTGGACCAGGCCGGCTTGCGAACCCTTCGGATAGATGCCGTGAACGGTGTTCTCGCCCCAGCCAATCAGCCAGATAGAGGTGTTGGTAGAACCGGTGCCGCCGGCGTCGATGACGTTTGCAGCGGTTGCAGCAGTTGCAGTGCTGACAGTGTTGAAGCGCGGCGCGATACCAGTGAACGACTCGGGGGTGACGTCGGTGTTGCCGTACATCACGCCACGCTGCATGGCCTGGTTCATTGCCTCCATGAATGCGCGCGACTCAGACAGGCGGAAACCTGCGGTATTGCCATTCAGCATCGCCAGGTCCACGTCAACCTGGCCGCGAGCTTCGAGGATGCCGCACGCCTCATCCACTTGCGCGGTGGTCGATTTGCTCGGCGGAACACCGCTGTTCAGCTTGCGGTAGATCACATCCGGCAAGCCGGTGCGGGTGGTGATGCGCGAGCCGGTGGGCAGGTTGCCTTCGTACCACGGCATGTCCAGCAGCATTTCGTTTTCTTGGGACAGCAGCTCAGCAATCGGCATGATGCCGCCGCCATCCGGGTTCAGTCGTTTTGCTACGTCGAGCAGCGTCGGGACGGTATTGCCAATAGTCGCCATGATGGGGACTCCTTAAGCGGGATAGTTGGGGTACATCCGCTCGGCCAGCGAGCGTTCGGTTGGGACTTCAGTGGTGGTGCGATGCAGCTTGCCCTCGGCCAATTCCTGGCCGACTCGGTGGAAGAAGCGGACGACTTCCGGGTGAGACCCAAGCCCGGATTCCTTCAACATCGCGGTCAGCTCAGGAGTGCCGTAATCGGCCAGAGCTTTCTGTGCGATGCCAACGTTGGCCTCGAAATTGGCGCCCCCGAATGTCGCGTCTTGCTTCAGCTCGGATTCCCACTTGGAGACCTGCTGGTTGCGGAACTCGATTGCGGCCTGTTCAGATGCCTGGGCACCCGATGCCTGCCGCTTGGCGTCCATCTCGACCAGCTTGCTGGCCTGTTCCTGGGTCAGACCCAGTTCCTTGAACACGCCGGACCATTCGGCCTGAGCCTCGGCGCTGAAGTCGTAGCCCTCGGGAAGGGATTCGAACTTGTACGCGTCGGGTACTACGGGTTTCTGCTCCTGTTGTTGCGCTTGGGCTTGCTGCTGTTGGCCCTGCTCGGCAGCTTGTTGCTGGCTTGCTTGGGCCTCTGACGTCGCACTCTCGGTCCCGCTTGCGGTAGTGGTGGCGGTATCGACTGCTTCGGTCATTGGTTAACCTCGTCGGGTTGTTTGCTGTTCTCCCTGACCATGAGCAGGTACTGCTCAGGACAGAGGGTTCGGATTTCTTCGGAAAGGTTTCGGCCTACCTCGTAGGCGCCGAGCAGGTAGCTCTGGCGTCCGCCGTGGGTATCGAAGAGGGTCGAGCGGCCTTCGTATCTGGTTCGGCTCAGGAGATCCCAAACAAAACGGCGACCGCTTAGGGTCGCCATCTGAGACTTCACGTCGTCCTCACGCTGCCTTTGCTTCAGGCGCGAGGCGTCCTCACGCTGTTGCGTGATCTCGTCGTCTTCGAACATTTATGCTCCGAGTAGCTGGCCTAGCGCGTTGTCTGGCGTGACCTGGGTTTCGGATAGAAGCTTGGCGCCTTCGATGCCGCTTGCGAGCGCCTGCTGTGCTTCTGCGGCCTGCTGCTGGCGGGCGCGTTGTTCGCGTATTGCGGCAACCTCCTCGTCGCCGCGGATGACAGTCGGGACAACGCCAGCCGCCTCGGCGTACTCGTCGACCCACTGGTCCGCATCGAACTTGTCGCGCACCTCGGGGAATGCTCCAGAAAGGTTGCCGATGGTGGCAGCGATACGCTCCAGGCCATTGACCGCACCAGCCTTCTGAGCCTGTGCCAGGATCGAGATGTAGTCAGCCTCGACTACGTTCTGGCCCAACTCTTCTGGAGGCTCAGGCAGCAACGGTTCACCATCGATGATGCCTGCCCAAATCGGCATGGACTGGCGCAGCATGATGCCAAACACGCGCTCGATGATCGGGTCTAGGCCTTCGTAGTCGACGCGCTCAACTACCGGGCCAAGCATCGCCATCTTCTCTTCGCGGCGTGCGTTGATCTCGGTGGCCGTGCGTACGTCGTCCATCTCACTGATCATCAGAAACAGATCGGTGTAGAACGAGCGACGGATGCGGGCCTCATGGCGTGCAATCTTGCCTTCAATCACTGCGAGCCACTGAGGGTTGGGCTCGTAGATCGGCATGATCGAGTTCTGCGCCCCGACCTGATCGACGTATGTAATCGTCCCAGGGTTCGTGGAACTCGGTTTGCCTTGCAGTGACACCGGCGCTTGGACGGCAGGATTGGAGCCGGTTTCGGCCATCCGTGCAGAACTGCGCTCATAGAGCTGGAGCGCCTTGATATCGCCCAGGCAGCGACGGCCAGGGCCAGTACCATAGCAGTCGCCCGGCAGAGTGTCCCAGCGCACTACGGCTACCGGGAATTCGTGGAAGCCGCGATGCTCCAGAACCTTTCCTGGCTCGGCGCTCTTCTCCCACACCAGCGAGACATAGGGCAGCAGACGACTCACCTTGGACCCAGGCAGATAGTCGGCGTTTGGCTCGACCATTTGAACGCAGTCAAACCACTGGTCTTGGCGCGCCTCGCTGAGTGCGGCCTGCGCCTGGGGACTGAGGTTCTCTTTGCCAAACCGCTCGGCCATCTGCGCAGCGGTAAGCTTGAACTCGCGATAGAACGCGTTGCACTTACCATCTGCACCGTTTGCAACGTAGTACTCGCCGGCAGTGAACACCTCGCAACGGATGCCGTTCTTCGGGTCTTCGTCGATCCAGATGGCGCCAGTGCCGAACACGCCCATCTCGAGATAGGACACGTGCTGGCAGTTGTAGAAGTTCGAGCGCAACAGCACATCGCGCACACGCTCGGTAGCCTCGAAGAGCCAAGACTTGACCGGTCCGAACTCCATCGCCTCCTTGGATTGGACGACCAAGTTGAACCATGGCCTGGAGCGCGAGGTGAGGCCGCTCATCATGCCAGCAGCAAGCGCCCCTGCATCCTCGGTGGCCTCGTTGTTGATGATCTTGTTGTTGCGCCTGTCGCCCTTGTTTACCTGCTGATCGCACAGCAGGCGGGACCGCATGGGCTGGATGAAGTCAGAAAGCTCGCGCCAGTTCTGCTCCCACGACGTCCGCTCGTTCTTGAGCATCGCCAGGCGCTTTTCCGCGTTTCGGCGCAGAGCTTCAGACATGTCAGCCCCCGAGCAGGGTTTTAGTTGCAGTGGTGGCAGGAGTGCCCAGCGCGCCACCGAGGATCGTGCTCGAGATACCAGCCATCCGCGCACGGCGGCGGCGGTCCTCGTTGAAGCTGTCGACGTTCTGAGCCTCGTTGCTTTCGATGTCCTTCATCTCAGTGGTCTGAGTCTTCGGCGCCTCGGTGGCGCCAAGCACAGCATCACTCAAGCCTAGCGTTGCAACGCTGGCGATCTTCTTAACTGCTCCGCCCATGGCGTGTGTCCTCAGCTAAATGGGTCGTACGTGGATTGGTGCGAGCCGCCTTGAGATGGCTTGCACTGGAAACGCTGACGTGCATAGCGCCGCATCATGTAGGCGTATCGAGACGCCGAGAGGATGTCGTCGTTCAACTTAACGATCCTCCCCAGTTCGTCGCGGTGATAGCTCATCTTCTCGTCGAAGAAGTCGCTCAAGTGACTGAACACTTTCCAGCGACCGGTAGTCATGCGCTCGTACATCTCGACGAGACCAGCCTCAACGCCAACACCGCCACCCGGCCATGTCGCATGTTCAGGGAGCATCTGCCAGCCTGCGTCTAGATATGCGGCGCGTTGCTGCACCCCAGACGACTTCTCAGACTGCAAGCCGTCGCTCGGCCATGCTGTTGGCACGTGCTGGGCCCAATGCTTCACAGAACCCCACGCAGTGCTAGGCGTGACCTTTGATTTCTTCCAGGCCTGCGCGACATACACAATGTCAGCTTCGAGATCGATCCACAGTTGCACATGTGCCTGCGGGTGATCCCAGCCGAAGTCCATGCCATTAATGACCCAGAAGTGGTCGGGGCATGGGAATGGTGCGCACTTGATCTCGTCATCGCCGAAATCGAATATCAGGCCAGTGCCGAGCAATGGTTCGCCTCGCGTGCGCATATCTCGTTGCCAGGCCGGATAAGCCGCCAACAGTTCGCGCTTGATCTTTTCAGAGAGGTGAGGCGCGTCATCCCACGTTGCGCGCTGGATGTATTGGCCCTCACCTGGGTCGTCCATGAACTTCACGACGAGTTCAGTTCGCCCGTTCTCCGGGGTGAACGTCAGTATTCCGCGCCCACCTCGGCCACCATCACCAGTTGCAGTACGAGTGATGACCTGCGGGTAGATCTCTTTGTCTTCCGGCTCTTCGTCGATGTGATACCAATCGACACTGTCGCCCATGATCGCGTGCTGGCCCTGGCTGTACGACCAGAACTGGACGGTGGAAATACCACCAGTCGCATGCCTGACCCGCACCTCTCGCATTGCGCCGCTGGTTCCTGTTGCTGACCGCCAATCAACGATTCGATCAGCAGGGATCAGGCCGCCAGTCCACGTGCCGCCCTGGAAGCGACCAAACAGTGGCCCCTGGAGCAGGTCGCGGGTTTTCTCCATCGAATAGCCAAGCAGCCAACACAAGGGGGCATGGCTGAACCTATGCCCCTCCCAGTTACCGGGATAATCTCCCAGCAAATGAGCCGCATCGATGGTAAGCCCAGTTCGAGTCTTTCCGACCCGGTTGGCCGCCATCAGCATGCACGACGTGTTATCAGCGGTAGCCTTGTTGAACTTGCGCTGCCAGTCGTAGAGAGTCTCGAACTGGAGTTTGAATTGTCGCTGGGATTCTCTGCGCTTCTTCTCTTCCAGGTACCCAAGCAGTTCTAATCGTTTAGCTCTACTGGCCGGCAAGCTGAGCGATTCGGCGTTCAAGTTCATCATCTGTCAGGTCTTCATGCGGCGCAGGCTGTTTTGAATCACCATCCAGCCCATAGGCCGTACGCTCAAGAACCTGCAAGTTCTTCATGGCTGACGATAACTGGTAGAGAGTCTTGGCATTGCTAGGGAGGGCGATGGCAGCTTGCATGTTTGCCCTACGCATACCATTGCCATCGTCGCGGGTTTCATCCTCGATGGTTTCGTAGATTTCTTCCCGACGACTGATAGTCATCAAGAGATCGTCCATCAACAAATCAGCGAGGTTGGTTGCCTTCCGAATGTCACGGCGGTGGCTGCGTATAACCCGAGCGCCCTCTTCGGCCGCCTCTTCGATGATCTCTGCATCACGCTCGGGGTTCGCATAATGCGGATCGCGAACCTCGCCGCGAACCAGCTTGTTGCGAACTTCCTTTCTGACTTGCTCGGAGAGATCACGCTCCCAGTCTAACGCCTTGGCCTTCTTGCGGATCGCGGTGTCACTCACTCCATGACGATCCGCGATAGTCCGAATAGAAAGTGCACCAGCTCGATAAGCGCGCTCAATGGACTCCCAGTCTGCCGTTTTCTTTTGCACGACAGCCTGCCCTTCACTCATGACTTACTCCCCGGTAGCTTCCGGGCTGGTGGTGGTTTCGGGGGCGGGCTGTACCGGCTCAGATGGGGCAGTCACTACTTCCGGGTATACGCGCACCCACTCAAAGGTACGGAACACAGCAACGACACGCCCAGCGCCTGCGTACAGATGCAGCCCAATGGAGTCGATGATGTGAGTATTGGCCTCTGCCTTGTGTACGATGCCGTCAGAGGTCTTGACTTCGTAGCTGCTCATTGCTCGTGTCCTTTACGGATGTATTCCTGTAGGGCCTTGATCAGCGCTTCTTTTCGCTCGATGCCGGCTCGGAGATCTGAAACAGTTTGTCCATCAGAGGGAGCAAGCTCGGCTCTTCCTGCATCAGAGCCGGTGGCGGCTCCGGGATGCTGCACTGGACAACTGGCTTTGACGTACACCCGGCGAGCACCAGAAGCGATGTCAGCGCGAAGCTGATCGTTTTGAGCGTTTGCACTCTTCACTGCCTCTAGGTATGTGCGCTCGATGGCGTTGCCGGCTTCTACGCGGCGTTGATAGTCGCCGGCCTGTGCTTTGGCTTGCTCAGCCTCTGCGCGGTACTGATCGCGCTCGTTGCCTAGAACGCTCATGCGCCAGACTGCTGCGGTACCAGCGAGAAGAACAGCCAGCACGCCTACAGCGATGAGCAGATATTTGGTCATAGCCCCTGCTCACACAGTTCCCGCTCTGCCTTGCGTCGATTAACGAGGCCCTTGTAGACCTTGCCTCCTGCATACACCCAGCGGGACAACTCGGCGCATGCACCCTTGACGTCTCCAGCGTTCAGCTTGCGGAGAAGCGTGGACCTGGAGAACTGCGTTTCGCCCACGTTGTAAACGAATGACGCGAGTGCAGCCTTCCGGGTGTCTGGCATCTGGACTGTTGCCAGGCGTTCAACCGAGGAAAAGGATTTGCGTACCTCGGCTTCGAGAAGTGCGTCACATTGCTGAGGCGTTGCCCTGTCGCCAAGGCGAACCCCTGCGGTAATTCCTTCGCAGATCGTGGGAATCCCAACTGGGTCGATGTATGCAACAAGGCTGCGGCCTTCTTGCGCAGCAACCAGGGCGCTAGCGATTGCCAAGGCGCCTGTTACGCGCTGCCAGGGCTTCACGTGTCCAGCGCCTTCTTGGCTTGACGCTTAAGCAGCTCGTTGAGTTCCCTTTCTCTGCGGTCTTTTCGGGCCTGCCACACCATGTTGGCAACAAACGTCAGGATGGCCGTGGCGATACCGACGATAATTCCAACATCAGTCAGAGTGAGGCCGGACAAAACAGATATCCCGGCACCCGTGTAACTGGCGGCGGACATTACGCGGTCGTCGGTCATACTTCTTACCGGGCTATTGCACGAAGGAATAAAACGCCCGCGCGGCTGCGGGCAAAGGCGCCGCTTGGGGATGCAGCGCTGATGGGGATCAGTACCAGGCGGCTTAAAGCTCAACCTGGCAGCCTCCGAAGAGGACTTTATCGGGCAGTTACCGGGTGCGCCGGCTCACTTGGGTCCTACTGCCATCGGTCCCTAAGAAGGGTGCATGCGGCCGGATCTGAACCCGGCATGAGGGCGTGGTTTTTACATGGGTACGTCGCCCTTCTACCCATCTCATCGCATCAGCTGCGCATTCGCATGCATAAACAAAAAGCCCAGCGCTAGGCTGGGCTCTGAATTATTGGAGTGGCCGGTGCTGATCTCCGGCATGACTGGCCCTGCTGTCACCCCCACTTAAGGCGGTGTCGGATAGCATCGTATCCAGTCGGGTATTCCTTGCTGCGCATCAGCCTGCGCATTCACTCCGTGCCTGGCTTCCACCGGCTCCCACTTCACTTTAACGCCTGCGTGTCCAAGGCGATCCCGGCCGCGTAGTCGCAACCCGAAGGATTCTTATGCGGTAAAACCGCAATCTTCCATAAATCCTATATGTTCGAGTTAACACGGTCAACTATTATGTTAGCAATTCGATATCAGGCGGCATCGCGAATAGCTATTCTCTCCCGCATATCAAGAACAGCCTCTACATAACACCTGCCAGCGATTAGCAGCTCTCGAACTTTCAGGCGATTCAGGTTTAACACCTTCCCCACCTGCTGCATTGTCATTTCCGTTGCGTAATACACCCGCACACAATTAGCCATCTCTTCGTCTCTCCGCCCCATCCTTGCGATAATCCCGTCAATTAGCATGGCATCGTCGTCGGATATCGATGCGGACAGGCAGCGCTCCATCGCAACATTGTCTCGCATTATCGCAAGCATTGGCGACCCGCAGCGAGGGACGCCAGTCTCTTGCCAAACCCATTTCCCCCACTGGGTCAGAAGCTCTTCAGCATCTCTGGTCATGCCGTTACCCCTTGATCAGCCCGTACTCTCGAAGGATTACCCATTGCTGGGAAACGTATTCGGCTAGCGTCATGCAGGTTTCGCCTCCTTTCGGAAAGCGGTGGCGACGATCAGGAATTGCACTATGAAGGCAGATGCGCCGAGCATGGGATGCCCACTGAAGATCAGCGCGTAGACGTAGAAAATTGAGGGAAGGAGCTGAATCCAGAAGGTCCGGCGGATTCGCTGGCTGATTTCGTCCTTGACCATGCCGCAGAGCACGCCTATCCAGGCCAGCACGTTCATGATGACGCAGACGTAGAAAGCGAACTGTGACAGCTGCGCTACGCCGGACAGCAGGGAAAGGCTCAGCGTCATGCTGATGATAATCGAGATGGTGGTTTTCATCAGGCAGTCCTCTTTTTCAGTTCGCGCAGCTTGGCGCGGTACTCGGCGGTGATCGCCTTCAGTTCGTCGTTGGTGTACTTGCGGGGACGGTGATCGGCTTCCAGATCCTCTACAGCCTCCAGGCCGATGCGTTCGATCAAGCCCTCACGGAAGCCCTGGGAAACGGTAAGCCCCTTCCTGGCGTACTTGCTTGAGCCCGCGTTACAGGCCTTGCATTGAAGCCATATGTTGGATGGCTCCAGGCGGTGCTCGGGCCTTGCCCCCTTTCCGAGAAAATGCCCTGCGTCGAATGCACCTCCAGTCTTCCAGCCTTGTTCGGCCAGTACCTCGGCCTGAGACTTGCCGCAGCTTATGCAGCCGCTGCCGATGGAAAGTTCGTAGGTTCGCCGGTAGTCACGAACCGCCTTCTCGGCATCCTTCACGAAATCGCTGTGATTCTTCAGCTTCTCCTTACGCGCCTTGATCTCCCGGCGGTCGCGGTCGGCGATGGCCTTCCGCGCCGGCTTGGCGTGCCTGTCCTTGATGGCCAGTGCGCAGGCAGGAGAGCACACGCGCTGGCCCAGGCGCTGCGGGATGAACTTGGCGCCGCACTCGGTGTTCTGGCACTTTTTGGGTTTTGGCTGGCGGGCGGAAAGGGTCATTCGGCACCATCCGCGCGCATTTGCTTCCCATCCACCCCGAGTCGCGGAGTGATACCCCCGCCTGGAACACTGAGATACTGCAAGCCGGTAGCGTGGTCAGTGTGCAGCCGCATTCCACTGCGTCCGCCAGGAGCATCGGTGCTATCACGTTCGTTGCGCATGGCAGCGTTCAAGAACATGCAAAGGAAAAAGCCCAGGCAGATGCCAATAAAAGTATTCATGCCTCCACCCCCTTCGCTTCTCTGTCCCAGTAGGAAGGAAGCCCGCGAGTAAGGATTTCGTCGGTCAAGATGCGGTCATGGGCGATCAGTGCGACGGCCTTCGCGGCCATCTTCTTGCGCATGATGAAGGCGTACTCATTCAGCTTCCTCCAGTTCCACTCATGGCGATCCAAAACCCACAGAGCAACGCCAATGCGAGGATTCATACGGCCTCCTCCTTCGCCTTCTGCTGCTCGGGCTGGAAGTCGCCGCGTAGGGGCATGAGATACCGTTCAGGTATGTAGAGCCGGTCTCCTTCATGGAGCACCCACCAAGCTGGCCGATTCACCTGAAAGGTCTGGCCGTCGTCGACAAATAGATCACCGGGGGCAAGTCGAGACATCAACTCGACTACCACTCCCGCACTGATGCAGTTGGGGATGTCTTGCAGATTAAGAGCGAGATCGCCCGCCTTGAACTTGCTCATGCGGCCTCCTGCATCATCAGAGGCCACCCTTGCTCGGCGGCCCACGCTTCGATCTTGGTCATGTAAATGCCGAACTCGTCGACGCTCAGCTTCGTGGTGCTGATGCCGCGCAGTTCGGTAGATCCGTCAGGCAGCGCAACGTCCTCGCAGCCGATAAACCAGCGCTTGAACTGCTCGTGCCAGACCTGATCGTCAAACTGCCGGTTATCGACCCATGCGACCGCGGATAGCTCGCGCAGAAGTGACCAGTAACGCTTGTTCTGCTCGATGGAGCGCTTCGACTTGAGCGGACGCAGGACCAGTTCGTAACCGCCCTGTGCTTCTTTCATCAGCCCTTGGATGAGGTTCCAGGCCGCAACGAAGGCCGGACGGATGCCAGCGGCGCCTTGAATGCGAAAGGTGCGGTCAGCCATGGAGAATTTCCTCCCTCGGTGTGATGCCGGGGATCATCTCTGCGCGACGGCGAAGAACTTCTGCCCTCTCATGAGGGACTCCAGTCCGATCAGAAACCCCGTTGCGATAGCCATGCATGTAGGCAGCTGTCGAGCGCTGAGCGCACAGGCCGTCGATGCCGGCCATGTATCCCTGAACCATTTCCCAGTCTGCATTGGAGTAGTTGTCTGGTTTCTTGTGCTTACCCACAGCACACCCCCATCCGCTCAATCATCACGTCATTGCGCGCAGTGCAGACCGCCTCAGTCACCGGATCGCAGTCGTACACACCGATCAGTTCGCCGTTTACGATCTCGCCGTCGCGGCATTGCTGCTCGGCGTCGCGCCAGGTACTGGCTTCAACTTGCCGACCGTAGGTGCGCAGGCCTTCCATGCGGATCAGTTCGAATTTAGGCATTGCCAGACTCCTTGTGCCGCCTGCAAGCTTCCGCAGCCAATTCCTTGCTCCCTGGTGGAGAGATAAAATCGCCCTTGTAAGAGGCCCGAAATAGGGCCTCCGTTTGCAATATGTACTTTGCGATTGAGTAGCCATCCGCCCTCCTGACCAGCCATTCGTTGATGCGCTCCCATCTCAAGAGGCCTCCCTAATGCGCTGCATGAGCAGATCGTTGTAGTCCTGGCCACGCGGGCAATCGCGGCGGACTTCAACGGGGATCTTGTGTTGCAGGATCAGGCGACGGGCGAGCGATTCAGCCGCAGCCTCACCGGTGTGGGAGTGGTCTACATCAGCGAAGATCGTCACTTGCTCGACGCCGGCAGGGAGCTTGAAGCGCTCCATGCGGCCCGCATCTCCAGTAGCCCAGCACGGAATTCCGTAGAGCTGCGTGGCAGACAGAGCAGTCTCGATACCCTCGGCCAGCCCAAGGTGCATGGATGGCTCACAGAGACGGATTACGCAGTCACCCGTCTGGCCTGGCGTATAGAGCTTCTGGCTGTTCATTGAGGCCTTTCGCCCTTCCTTGGTGATAAAGGTCAGGTGATAGCCTTTGCGCTTGCCTTCCACGTCGAACATGGCCGCAACCATGGCCGACGAGGACGCATTGTCACTCCAGTTCCACACGCTCGGGTTGAATCGCAGGAAGCTGCGAGGGATCGCTTGGATACCTCGAGAACGGAGATAGAGGACAACAGGGTCGATATCAGCCAACGGCAGGTTGCCTTCATGAATCCGCCTCAGAAGGCCGCGATGGTCACGCTCCTGCTTAAAGGACCCATGCAAAGCACCGGCGCGACTATCCAAATCGCGAGCGACTTCCTTGAAGTCCATCCCAGTGACCCCCATCGCCAGCCTGAATCCATCTCCAGCGCCGCAGCCATTGCAGTAGTAGGAACCAGAGCCATCCTTGTCATCGAAGCGGAAGCGGTCCTTTCCACCACAGAGAGGGCATTCTGTGTGCTTCCCGCTAAGCTGCTTCTCGGTGAGTCCATAGGCGCGAAGTGCATCCGCCCACTTTCCAACCATGCGTTCAGACGTTCTCATGCGACGGCCCTCCGCTTCGCCCATTTGATATTGATGTGGCGAATCCACTTTTCGATTTCGGGGGTTGGGTGACGCGGGGCGATGCTCTTGGTATCGCGCGGGGCACTGCCGCAATACTCACGGCACTTGTGCCAGGCCCAGCCGGGGTTGTGTCCGTGCTGCTGGGCGTAACCGAGGAACTGAGCGAAAATGAACTCCTTCTCGGCAGTACTGAAGGTCTTCCGTTTAGATTCCCCTTCGCCGATCTTCACAAGTTTCCCGTCGCGCCATTCAACGTCTTCGTGCGGCTCAGGCTTGAACCCGCAGGCAGGACAGATGCTGGTGGAGAAAAGGCGTTGGCATTTCGGGCAAGGGCGGGGCAGGCGTTCGGACTTTTCGGCATCGCGCACGCGGCGGTCACTGTTTTTCCCGGCCCCCATATCCATTTCAGCTGGAAGCGGTTCAGTTGGCACACCATTGCGCAGGCAGTTTCCGGCGTGGTCGATGATGATGCAGTCGGACTTCCCTTCAGCAGGTCGCAGGCCGCGCCCCATCATCTGGTAATGCATCATCAGCGACTTCGTGGGGCGAGCCAGGACGACGCACGAAGTCTCCGGCGCATCGAATCCCTTGGTCAGCACGGCCACGTTGCAGAGAACACGAATTGAGCCGTGGCGGAAGTTCTTAATGATCTTCGCCCGCTCCTGCTCGTCCATATATCCATCAACGTGAGCGGCCAGGATGCCGGCGGTATTGAATTGGCGGGCAAGCTCGCGGGAATGGGCAACGTTGCAGGCAAATACCACGGTCTGACGATCCTTCGCATGCATGATCCAGTTCGTGACAACGTCTCCCATGATCTTGGCGCTACCCATGACCTCGGCTAGAGCGTCTTCAGCCCAGTCTCCATCGGCAGTCGTCTTAACACCCTTCATATCCGGGATGTGCGGTGCATAGCACTCGGCGGGTACCAGATACCCTTGCTGAGTCAGGTCGGACAGGGAGGCGGTGACAACAAGGCGCCCGAAGATTTGCCCAAGCCCCTTACGGAAAGGGGTGGCACTCAGCCCAACAACCGGGATTTTGCGCTCGACACACTCAGCGATAATTTCCTTGTGCATCTTGTGCAGGACGTGGGCCTCGTCGATCACCACCAAGTCAGGCTTGAGATGATCGGCCAGGTCTTTCCAGCGGGAGCGCAGCGTTTGGATGGTGCAGACCTGTACGGGCTTGCTGTAGTCCGTCCAGGTGTGATCCCCCTGGATAACGCCAACTTGCAAGCCATCCTGGTAGAACCGAGAGGCGGCCTGATCTACAAGCTCCAGGGAGTCGACGATGAAGAACGCCCGCCTGCCCTTTGCACAAGCCCCCTGCTTCATCGCTGACGCGATTGTCGTCTTCCCAGCCCCTGTGGGTGCCATGAGCATCTGCACGAGAATTCCATCACGGATCCCGCGCCGAAGCTCGTTCAGCGCTTTATCTTGGTACGGTCGAAGAATTTGAGCCATAATCTTCCTCGCTCTCTGAGCAACGCCCCGTTCTGTCCTCGCCGACTGCGGGGCGTTTTTGTTTCAGCCTTTCCAGGCCCAACCAAGGGAAGGCTCGCGTTTCGCCTCCCCACCGAACTTCGCCTCAACCATCCGCATCGCGTTGGCGGGCGCATAACCCTTCCCGATCAACCAGTCGTAGTAGCCGTTCGGGTCCGGCTTCCTTTTCTTCCCATCCATGGGAGCGCTCTGCGCTTTCCCCTTACGCCGTCGAGTCATCTAACTCACCCCTGGTCGGGGCTTTTCCTGGCTTGGCCGTGTGTTTCAGGCATACCAAGATCAAGAGGGCACCCGGCCCAACGAAACTTCTCGGAATCGGTTGTCTTTCGAGCTCGCTATACCTGGCTGGATGGAGCGACATATGCCCTCCAAACACTCCGGCTTTTCCTTCACCGGATAACTCACTTGCTGCCAGGGTTGGCATCCGAACAGTGACCGCTTGCTCGGATACAGGGCCGCCCTCTTTCCAGAATCCCCTCGCGCCTCCACAGTCACCGGCCATTCTCGCCGTCACCTGCTTGCAGCTTCACCACCTTCCTGGTGGCTGGTCCGACTCAGCTCTTGGGGCGTTACTCCCTCCACTTGCCGGACGCTCGGGGGCTGGTGTTTTCGCCCCGTGCTCTGTACTTCACTTTCACCGCTGCGCCTGCTCGGAGAAGACGCTTTAACCATCACTGGCCGATGGGGCGGCTAGTCACTCTTGAGGCCCTCTTTCGGCCTCAGTTGAACGACCGATGCTTTCGGTCGCCCGGCAGACGTAAGTCCGCCCATTGCAATCGCTTCAATCACGATCTCTTCCAGGCACCGCTCGATGCTCCAGCCGCGCTCTATCGAGAGCCCTTCTATCCGCACCCGTACCCATTCCGGCAATCGCTGGTAATCCAACTCGCCCATTTGGCCCTCCTGAGGGCCTTCAGGCCGCGCTAGACTCTTCGCCTTCCTTGCTCAGTGATTCGATCACGCCATTCTCAACAGCCCATTCGATGACCTCGTAGAGGTAGGTGGCGTGCTGACGACGTGCCTTGTTAGCGGCGCGCTCAAGAATCCTGTCGAGGACACGGTTAAAACGGACCTTTCGGGGAATGTCCCGCTTGTGGGACTGATCTGCGTACATCTGGTGGATTTCCTTATGCGGCTAATGGGTGATCGAAGAAGTAATTCGCCAACCGCTGAATGGTCTCTATCTTCGGGTTGTCAGTGGTCCGCGAACTGATCTTGGCAATGGTGAAATACGGGACTCCGCAAGCCCGACTGATAACCGGCCAATCACCTTTTCGGTGAGAAAGCTGGTCAACGACGAACCCGTGCAGATCGCGCGCGACACTGTGTGATTTGATTTTTTGTTTCATAGAGCGAGCCTTTTTTAGCTGTCTACGGCTAGGTTAGCCGTTTACGCATAATCAGGTCAAGCCACAAATGCCTAACCGTAGATGGCATTCTTGATGAGATTTCTCAGAGGTTTGGCCTGATGGCTTCCAGCAAAGACACCCTTGCTAACAATTTGTTGTTCTTGATGTCGTCGACGCCTGAGCTTTCGACTCAGCAAGCGCTTGAGCAGCGCTCAGGAGTAGGGCAAACGACCATTGGTCGGATTCTCAGGAAGGACACAGAGGCGAAAATCGATACGGTATCCGATCTAGCACGCGCGTTCAGAGTCTCAGCTTCAGATCTGATAGACCCCACCTTTATTGAGCGTATTTCTGGCGCCTCGTCTAATATCTCCGGGACGAAAGGCACCACGGGAAGAGTGCCTCTGATCTCATGGGTGACAGCACGCACCATGTACAACACTATCGATAGCATGGACAAAGGGAACGCTGAAGAATGGCTGGACTCGCCCTTCTCGCATAGCAAACGGAGCTTCTGCCTAAGGCTGCGTGGAGAAAGCATGCTGCCAGAATACAAGGAGGGAGAAATCATACTGATCGACCCGGATGTCGTCGCCAAGCATAACGATGACGTGCTTGCGGTATTGCCAGATGGGATGATTACGTTCAGACGGCTACAGGATAGTTATGATGGTCAGTACCTATTGATTATCAATCCCTCGTTCCCAGACAGAGTCATGCGCCGCCCTGAAGGCACCGTGATATGTGGCGTATGCATCGGATCATGGCTCGAAAGAATAACAAGATAGATAGGAAAATTAAGGACTTATAGTGGCTCTGAAAAAATGCAAGGAATGCGGATCTCAGGTATCGGACAAAGCCAAGCACTGCCCTTCTTGCGGCGCAAAGGCCCCAAAAAGCGTTGGCGTCATCGGCTGGCTGTTTGTAATTTTCATCGTCCTGCCTATCGCTTGGCAGTTTGGAACGGGAATTGGTTCCTCTGGCGATACGGCTCAGTCGCAATCGAACAGCCCGCAGCCGGCAAGCACCAGCCCTACTAAATCGTCTTGGGAGCACCATGAATACAAGGACCCGATGAGCGATGACATAACCAGGATGCTCACGCTTCAGTCGAAAACATCCACCCTCTTCGATTTTCCCTATCGGGTTGCAGGGGGTTCATACCTGAATCTTACCTTCCGCAAAAAAGGCAAAGACCTGGACGCCTTCCTCAAGATCACCAAAGGGCAGATGCAGTGCGGTTATCGAGACTGCGGTTTCGCTCTTCGGGTCGGTGACGGCAAGACGCAAAAGTGGACCGGGGTACGCAGTTCGACCAACGACAGCGACCTGATGTTCGTTCGAGACGCTAAGCAGTTGGAAGCTATCGTCAAATCGGGAAAGCCTTTCCGGATCGCTATCGAGTTCTTCCAGGCAGGAGAGCGCGTTTTCGAGTTTGACCCGGCAGATTACCCAGGCCTATAGCAAGCAGATACGTTACCAAGCCCGCCTAGCGCGGGCTTTTTTCATTCCCTCGCAAAGATACTCCAACAGATAGCTATCTCTGGCTGAAAATTTTAGCCATTTATGGCTTGACACTTTAGCCATGCACGCATAGATTTGTAGCCATGAGCGGCTAATCAAGCGCTCAACGCCGCAGAACACCGCAGCGCCAGGCCCTGGAAGGGGCGTCCCTTAGCGAGTCACCGGGACAAAGGTGACCACGGGTAAAAACGACGCAGCGTCAACGCATCGTGCCTCGACCCGACCGGAGCAGCTTAGATCCGGACCAGCGCCGAAAGGTAGACCTGGAATAAACATGAGTGCAGGCGGGGAGATTCCGCGGCCTGTGAGAAAGAACCAACACGATTTCTCAGATGCGCTTGGAGACAGGCGCATCGAGGAAGTCAACACGCCCTGGAGGGCAAGACGATGGAAGCACAAAACGTTTGGGCCGTAATCAACATTTGGACCAATGAAGTGCTTGAAGAAACGACCCACTACCAAGCGGCTGCGGCTATTGAAAACGAGTACGCCGAACGCTGGTACGCAGAACATGTAGGCCCATTCTTCCATTCCTTCTGGTGCGGGCATTGGCAGAAATGCGTCCGCCTGCCCTTTTCGCTCTGCCGTATCGATGCCCTGAGCCGCTTTTACCCAGGCATTAAGCGTTTGGCCGCCTAACCACCCCGCCCCGGTTCGCCGGGGCATCACCAGCTCCAACCCATTTGCCCATCCGGGCGACCTATCGCCCAACCCAGGGCAAACCTAAAACGGAGAATCGCGATGGCGAGCAAGAAAAAGGCTGCGTCCGAAGAGGTCGTGACCGCTTACAAGGGATTCAAGCAGGACCTGACCTGCCGCGGCTACCAGTTCGAGATCGGCGGCACCTACAAGCATGAGGGTGAGGTAGAGGCATGCGCTTCGGGCTTCCACTCCTGCGAGTATCCCCTTGATGTCTTCGGCTACTACGCTCCAGGCGAAAGCCGATTCGCCATCGTAAAGGCTTCGGGGCAACTGAGCCGTCACGACGATGACAGCAAGATCGCCAGCGCCACCCTGGTGGTGGAGGCGGAAATCAGCATGCCGACCATGATCTCGCGGGCCATCGACTGGATCATGAGCAAGATAGATAAGTCGGTTGAGCAG